GGTGTCGGGCCAACCAAAAATGTTAGCTCGTTTGGCTGTGTGGTTTGTGGGCCAAAGATAGCGTAGCACTTGGGCAAGCCGGTGGAAGTCGGTGTTGGGTACGCTTCGCGGATGTAGTTCACATCCTTGTTGAGCATATAGTTGTACGCACCGGTTGAGTCAATCACCGCCATTGAGTACGTTGACAAGTAATCGTTCGGGGCGGACAGGTAGGGGTTGGATGTTGTGACCAAGCCGGTCACGTTTTTACGTAGGGACGGGAACTGAATCTCGTTGTATATGCGTAGCTCAGCCTGCTCAATGAACGTGTTTACATCTGTACTGGAGAACGTGTTCTCTGTGTAATCAGAAATTGTGCTGACCAATTCGCCGTAATTCATGCCATTGGACCCCTAGCCATCACACCTTTGGTTGCCGCACCAGTTCCACGGATTTTGATTCCTTCGGTTTCAACTTTTTCATTGATGCCGATGCTCACGCCATTAGGCACGGGGTCTTCCAAGCTAACTTGGTCGGCGACCTTCTTGGTCATGTATTCCTTGCGGGGGATTTGACCGTCAATAGCTTGGCCTTTGGAGTTGTGCGGTTTGGCATAAACGGACGCCGGCCCGTTCTCTTTGCCCATGCTTTTGGAACTGAATTTAACCATTATTTGCTCCGTTGGTTGGCAGCACGTGCCATGTTACGGCCCATAGTTTTCATGGAGACGCTAGATACTCCGCCTTTTTTCAGCGTGATCTTAGTACCCTTGCCGCCTTTGTGTTCTTGCTTGTCATGCTCTTTGAAAGCTTTTTTAATCATCGCAACGTCCTGCTTTTTATCTTCAGCAGCTTCGCGTTTTTGTTCGGATTTGGACTCGCCCATTTCTTTCTTTGCCATATAAACTCCTATGTTGTGGACACCGTGACTGTACCCAGACTTGCTGTTGTTTGCAAATAATTGGGCGTTAACTTGCTATCAAAACCGCTGGCCCCACCAATCGGATTCCAGCCCCATTGTATATCCCGTGACCCCCCACCGGGGTATCCTAAAAAGTCCAAACCAGACGCCGTATAGCTGCGGTCTGGGCGGGGGTTTCTGACTCCTTGCGGGTCGTCTACCGGAAACATGCCCAACTGCAACTGCGGCTGATCGGGGTCCCAACATTGCGGGCAAACCAACAACTCGTAGTTCTTTGTCTTGATAACTTCCCGTTTGAGTTCTGTCAGCTTATACCGAAAACCGCAGCGATCGCATTCTGCAATGGAATTCTTGCCGGAAGAAAACCGATTGCCCATCTAGTAGCTCCTGCCGATAAACTGCTGGCGCGGGACAAACCGTACAGCAGCCTTTTCTCTATCCTCATCTGAAGCCAATTGCCATGCTTCGTCGTATTGCTGTTTCAAGAGCATCGTCCGCGCAGCCGTATCGGGTGCGACGGGGAGCTTGATGATTAGGTAATAGGCCAACCCCGCCACCAAAGCAGGAAGAAACCTGAAGGGGATATCCGCCACATTGACGCCGTTACCGGCATCTTGGGAGCGGCGCAGCCGCCAGTACGCAAAAGTGTACGTCTGGGAACCGTCAGGAATGGGCCACACGGTGACCGCAGGGAGTCTCTGCACAATGACGCTGGCCCCAACGCTGTGTGAAGCTGCGGTAGTGTTGTTCTGCCCCCGTGCGCAAGTGTTCAGGGTATTCCCTGATATGTACTGGTAGAAGATAGTTTCGTTGTCGATCAGCACAAAACCCGAAGCGGCCAAGCCCACCACCGAACTGAGGGTGATGGTCGTGTCTGTAGCCGACACAGCCGATGCCACGGTGAAGCCAGTTGGCGAGTTTTGTGCGTCTTGGCGTTGTACCCACACTTGAATGGGTCGGGCCTGCTGCAGCTTATTGGGCAGTGTAGCGTAGGTAGATACACTGATGCGCGTAATGGTCAAATCGGCTTGGTTGGATGTGCTGTTGGCTTGCGTGCGAATGACGTGCTCCAGCAAATCCACGGTGTCCGAAGGTAGCGCATAGGTAGACTGGCCTTGCGCAAGGATGATCGTGCCTTGGTCAATCGTCCACATGTTGATGCCACGGTTTGCCCAATCGGCAAACAACAGATTCAATGAACGCCGCGCTGTGCGCAGGTCGTAGCCTGAGCGTAGCTCGCTGCCTGCACGCTCAAAAGCCTCCTCCACGATCTCCGTGAGATCGGGATTGAAACCGGTGGAGCCGGAAGTTACTAGCGTAGAAGCCACGGATACTGCCTGACCAAATCAACGATGCCGCCGTCTGCAAAGTTTGATTTACGTTTTTTACTGCGAATAACCCCGCCTTTTTTTTCACTGCTGCTGCGTTCGCGCTCTGTGCTGTGCATGCCTTCATTGCCTTGATTTGCGTCTCCCCCTACAGCCGGTGTTGGGGGGCCAGTATCTCTTTCTGCTGTTACTGATGCGGTGGGGGCGGGGGGGCCTACTTGTGTATTGCCCGCGTACGGCGAAGCACTGAATTGCGAACTTGTGTAGCCAAACGGGCCTGCTATTTTTGTGCCAGATTCACCTTCACTAGCCGCAGAGGCGTCTGCTCGGGCTTTATCCGCAGCACTAATGGATGGGCCAAATACGGAACCGCTATAGCCTGTGTTGTTGGCTGCTTGGGCTGCGGCTGCTTGGGCTGCGGCTGCTTGGGCTTGGGCTGCGGCTGCTTGGGCTTGGGCTGCTTGTGCGGGGTCTCTTCCAAATGGGTTTACTGCGGGATATCCACCATACACGGGGTTTGTCTCACTGCCCCACCGGCTTGGGTCACTTGCACTTATAACACTGCCGTCAGGGCCAATGATGGCTTGTCCTTCTGGCGCAGTGGGGGCAGCAGGTGCACGCATACCTTCATGGCTGTAGTTGGGGTCTACGTGCTGTGCCAAATAGTTTCCGTACATACCGGCCATAGCGCCAAAAAGTGGCGCTACAGGCATCAAGTTTTTCCCGGCATTGCTCCAGTTGTACGCATTTTCGCTGGTGGTCGTCCAATCGTTTGTCGTAGTGGGTTCCGCCATAGGCCGACCGCCGCGCTGCGGTTGAGGGTAATAAACCTGTGGTGCTTCGGAAGGTGTTGCTGGGGTTGGCACAGGTGCTCCGGGCATGTGAAAAAAGCCTCCTGTACCCGTTCCCGTTCCCGTACCCGTACCCGTACCCATTCCTGTTCCTTGTCCATAGCCATACCCCGCGTTGGGGGGTGTGTATCCATAGCCGTAGTTGTTGGGGCTGTAGTACGCAAAAGGGTTGTACATAGCCGCCATTTGCCCCGGAGCCCAGCCGCCCCAACCGGAAGAAGCTTGTGGTTGATATAGAAATGACTGGGGCTGATAGCCCGTGTACGAACCACTAGGTTGCGTTGCGCCAGCCGCAGGCTGCATCATGCCCGGCATCAGCGAGGCTACGCCTTGGTCATCATATGGGCTCATTTATCTATACCTCGCTGTTTTCTTTGCAATGGTTTTGGGTTGGGCTACAAACTGTTTACCTGCGGCTTTACCGGCGCGTTTTGCTTTGGTGGTTGCGGCATACTCAGATGAAGACAAGGACTTTATAGCAGCTTCAGGAAGGTAACGCTCACCTGTTTTTGACGACGGCTTCCCTGACTTGGTTTTCCATTTCTGGTCACCCCAATCTTTCAGGGATTGCTGCGGTGCTTTCAATCTTTGTAACCCCCGCCTGATGCTTTATATTTTTTGGCAACAAGTTGTGCTTTTCTCGCGCTCCACTGCCCAGCGCCTGTGCCTTGCGTAGCCGCAGCTTTCACTTGCGACACGATGCGTTTGCGCAAACTGGGTTTGGTGTAGTTCCCTGCAGCATTTACCTTACCGCCTTCAGCGTATTCGGAAAAGTTGGTGTCATCGCGACGTGCTTTTTTCACACCACGTGGCATTTTGCTGGGGGCCACAGCCCCCATTCCCCGACTAGGCATCATGGCTTAGCAGAGCTTACCAACTGTTTTTCCGCGTGCAGCAATACCGTCAGCGCGTGCAGAAGCAGAACCACCAGAAGCCATCTTCTTAGTAGCGCCGCCACGTTTCATACCGGGTGCGCCCCCGGGCATTCCCGCATCAGGAGCACCGCCGGGAACACCGGCAACAGGGGGCCCGCCCATTTGCGAACGCGCAGCTAAAGCCGCCATCACATTGGGATTAACGCGAGGGGTACGGGTACGAGTTACCATGATAGTCCCTTACTTTGTTTTGCCGCCCATGCACATCGCCTTGATGTGTTCATGGTGAAGTTTGTGCCCAGCGGAGTGGGCTTTAAAGTGCTCATGGTGTTGCTTATGGCCGTCACCACCAAAATGCTGCTCCATGTGCTCTGGGTGAATGCGATGCGAAGGAGTGTCTTCCTTCATCAGGGGAGGGTGGTCCATTTTCATGATAGGTCCTTACTTGGTTTTGCCGCCACGTTTCATACCGGTAGTGCTACCGGACATCTTCTCTTCCAGCGCACGTGTGTGTCCGCTTTTCTGAATGCCGTGTTCGCCATGCGAACGCTTGGTATTGGAGCCTTTCTCCACATCTGAACCCATGCCGGATGGCCCCATAGTCTCGCCGCCGCCAGCCATTTTCATGTGCTTGGCGGCTTCCTTCATGTGGTGTGCAGCCAAGTGGTGGTGAATAGTGTCCCCACCTTTTGCCATTTTCTTCATCATATCGTTTCCTTTTGAAAAAGTACGGCCCTTGTCTGCCGCGTTAAAGTCTTTGCCCACCGACTGCGGGACTCCTGCTTTCTTAGCAAACGCTGGATTGTGCGCCACCGCAGCCATGAAATTGTGTTGTTTAGCGCTACTGCTTGGCATCAGCTTCCCCTTTGCCCTTTAAGTAGCTCATCAATTTTTGCTTCCAGCTTGTTAAAACGCTGGTCAATGTGGTCAGTAATTCGTTGAACTTCTGCTTGAGTAGTGTAATCACGGGCAATTTCCTCACGAGTTTGGTTAAGCAACAAGTTAATCCGGGTCAGCTCGTTGAACTTTTCCTTGAGCAAAAACCCAATGACTGCTGTTGCCATTGTAAGGCCCGAAGACCATAGCAGGTGGATGTTGTCCATTTAGCACATCCGTCCTTTTGTCTTGCCACGCTGGGCAATGCCATCAGCCCGTTTAGATGCACTGGATGCTTTAGAAGTCATACCGCCAGAGGCCATCTTCTTTATCTGACCACCTTTGGCTTTTTTAGTGTTTTTAGTGTAATTGAGTCCTTCATGGCTGTATTCCGGATCAACAAATCTTGGGTCTGCGCCTAATTTTGCCGCTTCATTATTATCGTGGTTGCCTTTTGCCACACCCAGTGCTGCCATTGCGGCAGCAAGCCCAGCCATTCCTACATCACCCGGAGATATTTTACTTTGGCTTGAATAGCCGCCACCGCCACCGCCACCACCGCCTTCAAGCGTTTGTTCATCACCGGGACGTTTGTAATCAAATTTAGCCATGTTGTACTCCTAACATTTCCATCTTGCCAAAGAAGCCGCCTTGCGGGTAGGCTTACCGTTTTCATCTTTCATCGGGCCGGGCATGCCGCTCATGCGGGCGCAGAATGACTTCTTGCGCGGGCCACCTTCTGGTTGTGGAGCTTTTAGGTTACTGCCTGTGGCAGCGTTGTATTTGGCGCGCCCTTTGGCTGTTAGGCCCGCTCCTTTGGAGACGGGTAGCTTCTCGCCACGACCAACTGCAAGGGAGGGGTTTTTCTTAGCCATACGTCACCGAAACAGCGCTAAGGGTGGTTCCAACAACATAGATACCGTTGGAGCAAAGAATACCTTCGCCGGGAAGAAGTACTTGAAACGGTTGTACGGCAGTTGAAAATTTGAACTGGTACAAAACTGGCCCCGTGGTATCTGTCCCATCATAAATGGTAAAAGTTCCACCAGTACCATTTCCAATAAACACGATGGACTTTAAGCGTGTTCGTCCTGTAAATAATTGCGCTGGGAATGTCCCGGCATAGGCCGACTTAACGTCATACTGCATTGTCATAACTAATCTCCTATAAAGCAGGGGCCGAAGCCCCTGAGATTACTTAATCAAGG